GCGGAGCATCTCACCGACAAAATAGCCCACCTTATACGGCAGGTCTTTCAGTCCCTCTACGATGGCGTTCCAGATATTTGATGCCGCCTCTGTGGTTTTTGCCCATACGTCTGATGCCCACTGTGCGATACTGTCGAACATCTGGGAGAAAATCGTTCCCCAGGTTTCCAGCAGCGTCGCCTCGAAGGACACGATGCCGTCCAGGATCGCTTTCAGAATGTCTATGCCCAGCTGCAGCCAGTCGGTCTGCTGCACGCCGTTTACGATGGCAGAGACCAGCTGCGGAATGGCTGCCACCAGCTGCGGGATCGCCGAGACCAGTCCGGTCACAATGCCGCCCACCAGCTGGATCGCCGCCGTGATAAGCTGCGGTATGCTATTCAGCAATGTGTTCTGCATCCCGGTAAGCAGTTGAAAAGTCGCCTGCAGGATCGCCGGAAGGTTCTGGATCAGTCCCTGCACCAGTCCCATGACAAGATCAATGCCAGCCTGCACTAGCTGCGGCAGGCAGTCCAGCAAGCCCTGCACCAGGCTGTCGATCATCTCCAGGGCAGCATCCAGCAATGCCGGTAGATTCTCCAGCAAGCCGTTTACCAGTTCCAGAACCAGCTGTACCGCCGTCTGTACTAACTGCGGCAGGTTTTGCAGCAATCCGTCACACAGCGACTGGACAAGCTGTACTGCCGCATCGATCAGAGCCGGGAGATTCTGTACCAGCCCCTGCACCAATCCGTCTACCAGCTGCAGAGCCGCTGCAATCAGTGTCGGCAATGCAGAGATCAGACCGCTTGCCAGTTTCGACACAATGTTGACCGCCATTGCAATCAACGCAGCAGCGTTCCCGGAGAAAAATGTCACGACCGCCTGCAGCAATGTGTTGACCGCCGCAAGGATTGCCGGTGCAGCCTGCTCAATGGCTGCAATGACTTGCAGCAGTGCTGTCATAACACTGCCGATCAGCACGGGAGCAGATGCGGCAAGATACTGTGCCAGCTGTGTGACAAGGTCCAGGAAGGACGACACCAGGATCGGTAGCACTGTCGTGAGCAGCGGCGGCAGCAGCGTACCGACGGACTGCACCAGTGTCATGAGCAGGCTGTTGAATCCGTCCAGCAAGTCCGGCAGAATGTTCGGCAGCTCTGTTGTCATAGTCACCGCCAGCTGATGCACCAGCTCTTTCACCTTGTTCAGAGCCGCCGACAGGCCGCCGGTGTTAAAGGCGTTGACAATGTCGGTGGCAGCCTGCACCGCTGTTTTCGCAGCCGGTTCCAGGTCTGAGCCGATCGCAATGGCAGCACCCTCGGCAGCGGACTGCAGCAGCGTCACCTTGCCTTTCAGATTGTCCAGCTGTGTGTCCGCCATCTGCTGTGCTGCTCCGGCACTGTTTGCGATGGACTTTTGCAGACCGTCCCAGGTGTCGCCGGTATTGGCAAGCAGAGAGTTGACTGCCGCAAGGTCAGTCTTGTTGAAAACAGAACCGATGATGTTGTCCTTTTCGGCAGATGTCATGCCGTCCATGCTGGCGTTCAGATCGCTCAGAATGTCATTCAGGGAACGCATATTGCCCTCAGAATCATAGGTTTTCACACCCAGATTTTTCAGGCAGTCTGCCGCATCGTCCGTGGGACTTTGCAGGGACAGAATGACGTTGCGGAGATGTGTGCCGCCCTCAGCTCCCTTGATGCCATTGTTGGCAAGGATACCAAGTGCCGTGTTCAGTTCTGCAGTGCCACCCTTGATAGACTTCGCGGTCGCACCGATGGTCAGAATGCCCTCACCCAGCTGTGCCACGGACGTGTTGGTGGTTGACGCTGTCTTTGCCATCTGATCCACCATCTTGTCCGATTCTTCCACGCCCATGCCCAGAGCAGACATGGCATCGGTCACCATATCCGACGCAGATGCCAGATCAATGCTGCCGGCAGCCGCCAGATTCAGCACAGTGGGGAGCGTGTCGCACATCTGCTGGGTGTCATATCCGGCAAGGGCAAGATAGTTCAGTGCATCTCCGCACTGTGTGGCAGAAAACGACGTCTCTGCACCCATCTGCTTTGCCAGCGCGTCCAGCGTATCCATGGTGTTGACGCTCTGACCGTCCACCGTAGACATGGCATCCTTTGCGATGCCCATGGTCGCCTGCACCTGGGACATGGAGCTTTCAAAATCGCTGTAGCTGCTCAGTGCGGCCTTGCTGACAGCAGTGCCGGCAGTTGCTGCTGCTGCGGTATACGCCCCGAATGCCTTTACGCCGGTCTCCACGCCTTTTGCAACGCCGCTGCCTGCCGCCTTCGCCAGTTTGCTGAACTTTCCGGAGCTGGACTCCGCCTTGTCCCCGGACTTTTCGATGCTGTCTCCGGCTTTGGCTGCACTGGATTCCAGCTTTCGCAGATCCTGCTCCGTGGCAATGATCTCACGCTGCAGTCCGTCATACTGTTCCTGTGTGACTTTGCCACTGCCCTTTTTCAGTTCCGCCTCGGCTTGCTGTGCGGCAAGCTTCATGGTTTTCAGCTTTTCCCGTGTGTCAGAGATTGCACCGGCAAGCAGCTTTTGCTTTTGTGCAAGCAGTTCCGTGTTTTTGGGGTCCAGCTTCAGCAAGCGGTCAACGTCTTTCAGCTGAGACTGGGTGTTTTTGATTTTGCCGTTGACACCCTGCAGTGCCTTTTGCAGACCGGTGGTATCGCCGCCGATTTCCACGGTCAGCCCCTTGATTCTGCTTGCCATTCTCTCCCCCCCTTAAAATTGATCGAAATCTTCCTGTGTCGCAGTGTACTGATACTTGAAATCATCGTTACCCTGCTCCGTGAACATATCCTCCACCAGCCCGATCGTCAGATACTGCAGGTCGTTGATGGAGATGCCGACCTGCACGCACCGCAGCAGAAACAGCGGCGTTGTCATTTCCCTGTCAATCGGGCGAGATCTTTTTTTGACTGCACCTGAGTCTCCATGTTTGCCGCCCACAGATCCAGCAGCTCCGGCAGCACCTCATAGATGGAGAACGTGGAAAAGCCGTCCAGCCACTCATCCGGCGTGTTGGGAACAGACGGGTCGGCGTGCTTTGCCATCACATAGGCGATGTTCTCGAAGATTTCCAGGTGATCCAGCACAATGGAAGATTCCGCAGTGCTGTTTTCTCCGGCATCCTCTTTTTCTCCGGTATCCTCCGAGGCTTTGATGTCTGCCTGCAGTGCCAGCAGATCCCGGAAAATGTCCCGGCGGAACCGGATGCGGTACATCCGGGGAACTGCCGCACTCGCCCGGAACTGCACCTCTTTTCCGTCAATGGTGATCGACTTGGTAATTGCCATTGCTGTCCTCCTTATTCTCCGGCAGCTGTCATCTGCACAGAGCTTGACAGATCCGGCATATACGGCTGCTTGAACCAGTTTGCGTATACAGTGGCATCGGTCTTTTCACAGGACTTCGCCTTGACCAGACCGTTGACCAGAGAAGAGGCAGTCAGCGACAGGGATTCTGTCTTGACTTCCTTGGATTCCTCCACCGTGCTGGATTCCGTGTTGGGACGGGATACGGCACAGCGGTGGAACACATGGCGGATCTTGTTTTTGTCTCCGGTAAACTCGAAGAACAGTGCAAACTCCGAGGTCTCCGCATCGGCGGATTCCACCAGAACGCCCTTTGCGTCCAGCTTTTCGCCCAGGATCTCTGTTGCAAATTCCGTAGTAACCAGAGCGATCTCCAGATCGCCCTCATAGCCGGAATTGTTGGACAGCACATAGTAGACCATGTCGTCCGCATAGAAGTTCTCGTTTTCGCCGTTGGCATCCAGCGACAGGTTTACTGCACCGGGCAGTCTCTTGACGGTGCCGTAGATCGGCATCTCGTCCTCGTCATAGCCTGTGATCTTCGCCCAGTGTACGTTTTTCAAGCCAAACTTGACTTTGTTTTTTTCCATAGCCATAAATATACCAGCCTCCTGCTGCAATTATCGGATTCTCATACTTCTATCTCGTAAAGCACTTCATACAGTCTTTCCGATTCGATATAAGATTCCGTTTTCGTGTAATAGATCTCGTGCCGGGTCAGCACTTTCTCCACCCGTTCTTCCAGTTCCGGTTGCTTTCGGTCTGTGTACAGCTCCACGTCCAGCTGTTTGAAACTGAAATACGCCACATCATCCGCTGAAAACGTCTCCTCTCCGGGAGAGAGAAACAACAGAAACGGCGGCGGCGGACTTTCACCCTCTGCGAAATGATGATAGGCGAACGGCAAGCCGATCTCCTGCACCATCGCTGCAATTTCTTCGTAAGTCATGACATCGCCTTTCGGATCAGTTCTTCCAGCATCTCTTCTCCGTGATCTTCTGCCAGTGCAATATGAGGACGTGCCGCCACACGACCGCCGCCACGCTTGGCGTGTCCTTTTTCCAGAAGGTGTGCGATCTGATAGCGGCTTTTGGAATGCACAGTCATCTCAATGGAATGGCTGCTTTCGCCAGTCTTTTTCACTGCCCAGCTTTTCGCATACTCGCCGGTGCGTTTCGGTGCATTTGCGGCGATCTCTTTTTTCACCTGTGTGGCAGTTTTCCGGACTGCCTTTTTCATTTCCGCATCCGCCAGCTCCACATACTCCTCCAGCCCGTTCATCACCGCCGCTGCCAGATCGTCAATATCCACATTGCTCATCACATTCCACCAGCCTTTCCTGCTGCGACACCGCCGTGATCTGCACCAGATCGCCGCTGGTGTAGTACGGCATCACACCGGTAACGTTGTAGACCTCGCCGCCGAACAGGATCCGGTGGCGGTTGCTGCACAGTGCCGCTGTCTGAGCACTTTTCAGCACGATCGCTTTCATCGTCTGCCGCATGGACGTAACACCCGCCTCTGTTCCCTCCGTGGATGCAGTAATTGTCACGTTTGCCCACAGCTCCAAAAAATCCGTCCATGCACTGGTGTGGTTGCCGATGCGGTCTGTCACCGTTTCATTCTGCTGCACGGTGATACGCTGGTTTCTCTCTGCAATCGATATTGCCATCAGATCACTCCCTCCCGCTGTGCAAACAGCATTGCCCGCAGCGTCAGCAGCAGGGCGTTGTGGTCGGCGTTCTCCCGGTGGGTATACAGATAGGCGACGGCGTACAGCGTGGCAGTGTGACAGGTCTCATCCTGCTCATACTGCTCTGCCGACACCCTGCCCACGTCCTGCACCGTCTGCTTTGCAGTCAGCAGCAGGGACTGGATCAGCTCGTCGTCCTCGGAATGCTCCAC